CTTGAACTCTTCAGCAGGAGTTATGTTACCACCCGCTAAGTCAAGGAAGTGAACAAATATGTTACCTGTTCCACTTGAAGGTGCTGCTGAGAATGTTAAGGTTGAACCGTCAGGCACTGTGTATGCTGCTGTATCTTGAACAACTCCATCCACACTTACTAGTATATCTTGTACTGTGCTAATAGCTCTACCTAAAGCAAAGGTAGTATCAGAACCATCTCCATTAAATCTTACAACGGAAGGTCTGCTTTGAAATATAGCAGGTACTGCATTTCCAATGTATGCCATATTATGTTATCTCCATTATACTCAACGTGCCTGAAAGTTTATCAGCGACTGAACAATCCACTGTAAGTTGGTCTGTAGTTTCTAGTACAACCTTACTGCCTGTAAGTATCTCAAGAGATGAACCTACAGGTATGGGAGCATCCTTAACTAGTATGCTTGTTCCATTTGCTGTGTTGTTTGTAATTGCTCTATTAGCTGTATCACTCACTAGTCTAACAATAGTTGTTACTTGAGCAGTGTGTATGTTGGTCAGTATTAGACCAAGAACCACTGTTGTTGTGCTACTTGCTGCAGTGTATATAACGTAGGGAGTTCCACTTGCGTTTGGCTCAGCTGCGAAGTTAACTACCTTAAATGTATTTGCCATTGTTTTTCCTTATCCCAAAGCTATTGCAAGAGCAACTGCCGAATCGGCTGCACTTGCATCTGTTAATGCTGTTAGTACACTAACATCCATTCTTTTAAGTGTGCCAGCATCACTTACTAATAACTCATCTGTGGTTGCAAGACCAGACGTTAAAGCCGTTTGACCAGATATAGCATTGTTGTTTAACATGGAACCTTCGACTGAAGTTGCAGCAATAGTTACTACACCTGCATTTGTCATCGTTACGTCACCAGATAAAGCAGCAGCCGTAAATCCAGTTCCATCACCAATCAATATTTGTGTAGTTGTAAGTGCTTTAGCAGAAACAACACCAGAACTATTGGCATCTCTTACTAAAACTGTATTTGCAGCTTGATTAGCTATCTTTGCTAAAGTTACATTAGCATCTACAATAGAAGCTGTTACTACAGCATTTGCTGCTAATTCATCCGCACCTACTGCATCGTCTGCTAGATGTTCATTATCAATACTTCCTGCAGCATAATGTTCAGAGTTTATAACATCGTCTGCTATTTTAGCTGCCGTAATAGCATCTGCCGCTATTAAACCTGTAGTAATCTGTAAGTTTGCTATGTGAGCAGTGTCTATAGAAGCATCAACGTATTGATCACTATCTATTGAGTTAGCTGCCATCTTAGCAACAGTAATCTGAGAATCTGCAATGTGAGCCGTATCTATTGATCCATCCGTGTAATGCTCAGAGTCTATAGCGTTATCTGCTATTTTATCGCCATTAACAGCATCGGCTGCTATTAATGCCGTAGTAATTTGTAAATTACCAATATGAGCCGTGTCAATAGATGCGTCAACGTATTGGTCACTATCTACGGAGTTATCTGACATATGAGCAAGGTCAATAGATCCATCTGTATAATGTTCAGAGTCTATAGCGTTATCTGGTATCTTCGCAGAAGTAACGGCATCTGCCGCAATCAAAGCCGTTGTGATTTGTAGATTAGCTATGTGAGCCGTATCTATACTGCCATCTGTATAATGTTCAGAGTCTATAGCGTTGTCCACTATCTTAGCACCAGTAATAGCATCGGCTTGGATATCCGCTGTTTCTATTGTATTATTAGGGAAAAGAGGAACGGCTGTAAAAGTAGCGACACCTGTAACACCTAATGTACCACCAACAGTTCCGTCACCAGTTACCGTTAACGAACCCCCAACCGAAGCACTATTAGTAATAGGCATATTACCAGTAGCATCAAGAAAAACAGCTTTTTCTGCGGGTTGTGTGCAAAAGATAGTTCTTAAACCATTCGACCAAACAACCTCATCATCATCGTTACTAGATTGTAACACAGTTGTTCTAGCTAAAGTTGTGCCAGATAATGTATAAGTTCCAAGACCTATTTCAAAATCAACCCCATCCGTACAACAATAGTAAGTGGTATTAGAGTTACCGATTACAGAAAACGCTTCAAAACCATTCTCAGCACCAGCTAAAGTATAAGTACCCGTTCCCGTTGTGCTTGTGGTTTCTTTAATTCTATCTGCTAAAACTAATGCCATTCGTTAAGTCCTCGGTCTTGAAGGTAAGCCCCTTCTATAGGCATCGTGATTTTCTCTTGCTTCTCCAAGATCCTTCAACCTAGATAGTCCATCCATAAATCTTTTTTCGTAAAGAGCAATTATATCTGGTTCGCCTTTCATAAAAATATACGCTTCTAATAAGGCTCCGTAAAGAAGTACATTAGGTGCATTCTCACTTACCCAGGTTGTATTAGACCCAGAATCCACTAGGCTTGTTGGTCTATAAAAATAGTGTAGTTCAACTGTATACGCTGAATTAGGAGTAGGGGCTAGTAAAAAGTGATCCACACTAAACACAGCATAGTATCTCGGCACACCTGTTGTTGAAGCGTTTGGTGTATACTCTCTTAAAAAGTTTACATCTTTTTGTAATAAAAAGTTTTCAGAACCACTAGTTGTTATTTGTAAAGAAAACACAGCTAGGAAGTCATCTGGAACAGATAAAAATTGATCAGAAGAAGTCATAGCTGAAGTAACATTCTTTCTAAAATATTCTAAATCTATAGATTCAAATATTCTGTCTTCGGCTGCTTTAATAAAATTAGGTAGATTAGTTACAAACGTGGATTCTGTATTGTCTGTGTAATCTTGAATAGCTGTTTTTAATGTTGCAAATGTAAAGCTCATTTATGTCCCCAATGTAACTGGACCAGCCGTGGATATTCCACCACCACCTTTTATATTACCCGTTTGTGCCGTTTCACCAACAACTGTGAATGTATATCTATTATCACTAACTTTAGTTATAGTGTATCCTGTGGCTTTTTCAAGCACTGTCCTCGTGAAAGAGTCAAAGCTTGATACTGATCTAAATCTTACTGTATCATCTGATGATCTTCCATGAAGAGGTTCTAGAACTGTTATTACAGAAGTATTAATGTTACCAGAACTAAATGCATTTAATCCAAGTAAGTTCTCTACGGTCACTTCTGTACGGCTTGTAACTCTTGGTTGATACAATGCTGTTGGATCAGGTCCAGGATGATTAGGTTTTAGCTGTGGGTGCTTTTCTTCATATTCATCAGGACCCACTTTCAAACCATTCCATTCGGTTTTCATTTCTTTTAAACGATAACGAAATCCAGAACGATCTGAAAATCCCCATGCTTTTTTTCCTGTTGCATACTTTGCCATATCAGTAACTATAATACGTCATGCTAGGTGTTAATTTTAAAGGAGTGCTATTTGCATCCTCGGCTGCTGCTCTTTGAAATTCTTCTTCGTAAACTGATTTTAATAGTTGCACTCTCTCTGGTGCTTTCTTCATTGCTAAATAATAAGCAAGACCAGCCACCATACAAGGAAGGAACCTGAATGGTGTGTCTGCATTATTTATCAATGAATCAGCGTCTTCAATACGTCTTACATAATAGTAAACTAAAGTGTAAGAAGCGTTTGGTGTTGCCCACAAAGTAATCGTAGGAATAACTTGTCTATCAAAGAAATATTGACTAGGTTGACCAGTAGTTCCTTTGTTCGGAATAGTTAAATACTCACCTCGGCTCATTTGAGATAAGGTAAAATCAACATTACTACTGTTTCTTAAAACAACTTCTAGCAAGTCCACATAAGTAGCATCTAATGTATAAGTCGCTGTACCAGAAGTTATAGCTTTAGTTTCTTGTTTGACAGTCCACATATTAAGACCACGATTTGCCCAATCAGCGAACATTAGATTCAAAGAACGTCTAGCTGTCTTTGCGTCATAACCAGTACGCATCTCCAAGCCACAACGCTCATAAGCCTCTTCTATTATTTCACCGACATCTAAATCGAAATCTCTTGAACCTGATGTTGTCATTTACTTC